AAAGTTTAACGATAGCCTTAAAGAAGCAGTAGGTGTTAAGAACAAAAAAGAATACGGTGATCAAAACGAGTTTGAAAAAATTGATAAAGAAGTTCAAAAAGACTTAGATAATCAATTTAATAATAAAGACGACAAAAACATTGATAACGTTTATGGTCAATCATTTTTAATGGGATACTATACAGAAATGAAAGATCCTAAAAATGCTAAAAAAACCGTTGATGAATTAAAACAAATCGTGTTGAAAAACATGACTAAAGATATTAATTATTATCACACAAAAGCTTCTTTTGGTGTTAAAGATATCGGATACACTGTAGATTCTACCGGAATGGGTGAACCAAAAGCTCCTAAAGGTAAATACAAAGCTAGTGGTTACGGTGATCTAGATAAAAAATAATTATGAAGCAAGTATTAATCGAAACCCATCCTTTCCAGGTATCTCGTCAACAATTACATGAGGGAATGAAAGCTCCTTCAGGTAATCCTTTAGTTGAAGGTATTTTAGCAACTGCCGAAGTTAAAAACGGTAATGGTCGTTATTATCCAAAAGAGTTATGGGAAAGAGAAATCGATAAATACCAACAAGTTGTTAAAGAAAATAGAGCAACAGGTGAATTAGATCACCCTGAATCCTCTATTATTAATTTAAAAAACGTTTCTCATATTATTAGAGAAATATGGTGGGACGGAGATAAAGTAATGGGTAAAATAGAAATCTTACCTACTGTCTCTGGAGATATTTTAAAAGCTCTTGTTGATAACAATGTTCAAGTAGGTGTTTCATCTCGTGGAATGGGTTCATTAAAACAAATTGGTGAAACATTAGAGGTACAAGATGATTTCGAATTATTATGCTGGGATTTTGTTTCTACCCCATCCAATCCAGGTTCATACATGCATGTAATTAAAGAGGGCAAAGAAGTTCCGACTTATCAATACGGTAAAGTTAATACTTTATTGACGGAACTTTTATGTGCTAATGGGTCTTGTCCCATATTTTAAAGATACCTGCTACCTTAGGTAATAAATGTACCCGTAAGCATACCATAAGAACTGCTTGCGGGTCTTTTTTTTTCTCAATAGGCGATTTTAAAGAATCTCCATATATGTATATTCGTAATATGCGATCTCTATATCGCATTGAGATTTATAATATCTATTACGCTTCGACATTTTGTCAATAATAAGCGTACTTCCAACACAATTTAATTGAGGAAAAACTAAAAAAAAAAGTATGGTAAACAGAGACTTACTCGCAGAAGCCATTGCCGATGCCAAAGCTGTTAAGGAAACAGCCATCGCCAATGCAAAAGCTGCTTTGGAAGAAGCCTTTACCCCATTTTTGAAAGAGAAGTTAGCTGCAAAGTTAGCTGAAATGGATAACATGGAAGAGGCTGAAATCGAAGAAGCTGACGACAAAGAGGGGTACGAAGGTCAAATGGGCAAGAAAAAACTTGGCACCAAAATGACTGAAGCTGATGATGCTGAAGGGTACGAAGGCCAGATGGGTAAAAAACATTTGGGTACTAAAGAAGTAGACGAAGCCGAAGAAATGAACCTTGACGAACTCCTTAAGGAATTAGATGAATTAGAAGAGAACATCAACTTGACTGACTTCCCAGACGAAGAAGGTGAACACGGAAACGTGGCCGCCAAAAACGTTAACGAAGACGCTCGTACAGATGCTGAAGAAGAGGGTTACCTCGACGGCATGAAGGACGAGAAAGAAGACGAAGAAGATGAAGAAATCGATCTTGAAAACATGACCGAAGACGATCTCAAATCATTCATCGAAAGTGTAATCGCTGACATGGTTGAAGCCGGTGAATTAGAAGCTGGTGAAGGTATGGAAGGCGAAGAAGAAATTGAAAGTGAAGAAACTGAAGAAGAAGAAATCACTGAACGTAAAAAAGAAGGATATGACGATCGTGAAGACGAGTCAGTTTCAGCCCGTAGAGGTAAAGAAGCTGGTAAAAAGCAATCTTTCAAAGCCCGTAGAGATGATTCTTACGGTAAATTTGGAAAGCGTGATGCTGAAGCCGCTGGCAAAGTATCAGGTCCAGGTAAAAACAAAATTAACAAAGAAAATTACGACATGAAAGAAGAAATTGACGAGATCGTTGGTTCAGGAACCGACTTTGCTCAGTTAGCTGACATGCTAGGTGTTAGTCTTGATGCTGCTAAGTATTTAGTAACAGCTGGTGGATTAGCAGTTCCTGCTATCTTAGCTGCTATTAAAGTTGGTGGTGACAAAGCTATCCAATTCTTTAAGAAAATGGCTACTAAAAAATCAATGGCCGAAGGTGAAGAAATGGAAGAAATGAAAGCTGAATTAAATGAAGCTTACAAAACAATTTCTACTATCAAAGAAGAATTAGCTGAAGTTAATTTGTTTAACGCTAAGTTACTTTACACTAACAAAATCTTCAAAGCTAAAAATTTGAGCGAAGCTCAAAAGGTAAAAGTATTAGCTGCTTTTGATAAAGCTGCTAGTGTTAAAGAAGCCGAATTAGTATTCGAAACCTTAAGTGAGGGAATGACTGCTAAGAAAGCTCCTATGAATGAGTCATTAATTCATGGTGGTGCTTCTAAAGCTGCTGGTGTAGCTACTAAGAAGCCAATTATGGAAGCTAATGATCAGGTTGCTAGATGGCAAAAATTAGCCGGTATTAAATAATTTAAAAAAACAAACAATAAAAACAATGTCACAAGTACAATCATTATTAGAAAGCGCTGCTGGTTCTTGGAAGAACTTGCAAAGCGACGCTGCCAGATTAGCCGGAAAATGGGCTAAAACTGGCTTATTGGAAAACTTGGCCGAGGTTGAAAAAAACAACATGTCTATCTTGTTGGAAAACCAAGCCAAGCAATTAGTAACTGAAAACAATACTATCGCTTCTAACTCTTATTTCACTTCAGGTGGTGAGGGTGAGAACTGGGCTGGTATTGCTCTTCCATTGGTACGTAAGGTATTCGGTACTATCGTAGCTAAAGAATTCGTTAGTGTTCAGCCAATGAACATGCCTTCAGGTCTCGTGTTCTTCTTGGATTTCCAGTACGGAAACTCAAAGACTCCTTTCACTCAAGGTCAGTCATTGTATGGTAACAGAAACACTGCTTCTCAATTCCCATTCTCTACTCCAGCTGCTGAAGGTGGTTTATATGGTGGTCCAGAAGGTCGTTTCACTTACGCTACTAACAACTTCTCATCTTCATTGTTGCAAATGTCAGCTTCTTTAGCTAACACTTTGACTACAACTGGTGCTGGAACTGGTTCAATCGTTTCTGCCTCTTGGGCTGAATTGAACTTCGATTCTACTTACTCTGCTTCTGTAGCTGCTGGTGAGGTTTACAAATTTACTGTAACTGCCTCTAACACTACTTTACCTGCTTTTGATCAGGACGCAGTTCGTGGTTTCGTATTGAGCTCTGGTTCAAATTTCACAGCTAATACTTTGTTGCCAGCTTTCACTAGCTACAACTACACTGCTGGTACTATCAGCTTCTTCTTCACTGGTGCTGCTGACTTCGCTTCAATTCCACAATCTGGATCTTTGATCACAGTTACTTACCAGAAGATTGGTTCTCAAGATGGTATCAACACTACTTCAGGTGGTAACTTCGCTGGTTCTCCATACAACGGTCGTGGTGATTTCGAAGCTTCTGGTTCTTTCTCAGTACCTAACAGTGCTTCAACTGGCCAAATCGTTATCCCTGAGATCAACGTTAAGATGCAATCTCAAGCCATCACTGCTAAGACTAAGAAGTTGAAAGCTGTATGGACTCCTGAGTTCGCTCAAGACTTGGCTGCTTACCAGAACATCGATGCTGAAGCTGAATTGACTAACATCATGAGCGAGTACATTTCAATGGAAATTGATTTGGAAATCTTGGATATGTTGATCGAAGATGCTGCTGCTGCTACTGAGTACTGGTCAGCTATTAACAACACTGTAATCACTGGTTCTACTCCAACCTTGACTACCTTGTCTTCTGGTTACTACAACACTCAAGGTCAGTGGTTCCAAACTTTGGGAACTAAGATCCAGAAAGTGTCTAACAAAATCCACCAGTTGACTTTGAGAGGCGGAGCTAACTTCTTGGTTACTTCTCCAACTGTAGCTACTATCTTGGAATCAATCCCTGGATTTGCTTCAACTTCAAACGGTGATGCCGCTCAAATGGAATACGCCTTCGGTGTACAGAAAGTTGGTCAGGTTAACAACCGCTACACTGTATACAAGAACCCATACATGACTGAAAACTTGATCTTGATGGGTTACAGAGGTTCACAGTTCTTGGAAACTGGTGCTGTATTTGCTCCATACATTCCATTGATCATGACTCCATTGGTTTACGATCCTGATACCTTCACTCCAAGAAAAGGTCTCTTGACTCGTTACGCCAAGAAGATGTTACGTCCTGAATTCTACGGTAAGATCTACATCAACGGTTTAAACACCTTGTAATCTAACCTAAAAGGATAAACATTAACAAAGGGCCCCGCAAAAGCGGGGCTTTTTGTTTTTATTTTCAATATTTATAGATATATGTTTAATATATTTGAGGAATTAACTTGGCCACAATTTAGCAAATTGCCTAATATTGTTAAGTTACCTCTTAACGAACAAGTAACACATTACAATCAGTATTTATTTGAATTAAATACAGCAAGACAAAACTGGATAGATTACCAAAATAAAGGACCTCAATCTAACATTATAGGTGTCTTAGCACAAGAAGAATCGTATATTAACATTGACTATCTTTTAGATTATTTTGCTCTATTGCAAGAAGATGGATCATATATTTATGTAACAGGATAATAACATGCCAAATTTACCAATATCACAATTACCAGCATCAGATGCTTTAACCGGAGCCGAATTATTTGCTGTTGTACAAGGAGGAATTACTAAATACACTACTTTAAATAATATTACCTATGCTCCCGGAAATACTTATGGATTATATGCTCAAACAGCAAACAGTACTCCTATAAGCGGTACTACTGCTGAAAGTTCTTTAATAAATGGGGGAGTAGGAACATTAAGTGTTCCAGCTAACGGTTTTAAAGTCGGTGATAGTTTTAGAGCTATTATGGCTGGTGTTTTAAATGTTGATAATAACCAAACTCTTCGAATTAGAGTAAAAGCAGGATCAATAGTTTTATTAGATAGTGGTCTTCAATCTATTTCAAACATTACTAACGATGTGTTTTCTTTAAATATAGATTTTACTATTAGACAAATAGGAGGTGCGGGAACAGCATCTATTGTTTCTTTAGGAGTTTTTAATTATACAAAAACAGTTAATGGTACTATTGAAGGTTTTTCTTTTAATACTATTAATAACACTACTTTTAGTACTACAATTAGTAATACTTTAGTCATTACTGCTCAATGGGGTAGTACAAGTATTAATAACAGCATTTACAGTGATATATTTGTTTTAAACAAAACTTACTAATCCCTATACTTACCTAGGTCTAGGTAATATGTATAGTAGAATAATAAGTTTAACTAATAGTTTTAAAATGAAAGAGACCCCAAGTCAGTTACAATTACAAAGTTATGTAATGAACTTCCCTTTTTCGCTATCAACAGCGGATCCGAACAACATCTGGATGCAAGAATTAACAGATGAAGAATTAGCAATTAATAGACCTAAAGCATACAAGCAATTTATGGACTTGTATAACTTTATGGCTGGACAATCACTTGTTTATTTACTACCCTCAGAAGGTAATCTACAAGACCAAGTTTATGTAGCTAATTTGGGTTTACAATTACCTCATATTACAGACTCTAATAAAATTTTATTATCAAACTTTACATCAGACCCACGTAAAGGTGAAGAGTGGGTTGGTAAACATTTCTTTGATATGATGGGTTACGAAACTCATATTTCTCCTTTTAAATGGGAAGGTGAAGCAGATATCAAATACCTTTACGATAATGTTTACATTGGTGGTTATGGTATCCGTTCAAATATTAAATCTTATGAATGGATGGAAGAACAATTTGGTATGAATATTATCAAAGTAGCTATGGTTGATGAATATTTATACCATTTAGATTGTTCTATTTTTCCATTAAATACCGACCAAACATTAATTTGTACGGAGCTGTTTGACCCTGAAGAAATACGCGCTATAGAACAACATACTGAGATTATAGACATAGATGTTGAGGATGCCTTGGGAGGAATAACTAATTCTGTACGCATGGGTAATATGATTTTATGCGCCTCAAACATTTCAGAAATGAAAAAATCTCATGAATATTATGAGGGTGAAAAACATAAAATTGAAACACTAGAAAAAATCTGTTCTGATGCAGGTATGGAACCTGTAATATTTAACTTGTCAGAATATATGAAATCAGGTGCTATGTTGTCTTGTATGGTAATGCACTTGAATAGAGTTGACCATTCTAAAACTTTACTATAATGGCACAAACATTAAAAGAATGGTTAGGAGGGGAAGTTAAACAATTACAAAAACTTCCTGTTGGTGATTTATCTAATACTTTCTTTTTTAGAGATCCTATTAGACCAAATTATATAGATCACGAACATTTTTATAGTCCTGCTGATGGAACTATTTTATACCAAAAAGTAGTACAACCTGATGAGGCTGTTGTTGAAATTAAAGGTATGAATTATACCTTAAAAGATGTTGTAGGTGATGACGAATATAATAAACCATCTTTAGTGATTGGTATTTTTATGTCTTTTTACGATGTTCATATTAACAGAATTCCTTATGGAGGAATATTAACTTATGAACATTTGGAACCTATTGAATCTACAAATAAACCAATGTTAGCAGTTGAAAAAGATATCTTAAATAAAGTTATCAATCCAGCTAATATGGAATACTTAAAATACAACGAACGTATGTTTAATCAGATATATGTTCCTTCTTTAAATTATACTTATTATTTAATACAAATAGCTGATGAAGATGTAAACGTAATTGCTCCATTTAAGAAGCAATTAGATCTTTGTGCCCAAAACGAAAGATTTAGTCTAATTAGGTGGGGCTCTCAAGTTGATCTAGTATTACCACTAGATGAGAGATTCGAATTTGAGACAGTGTTAGACGATGCTATGCACGTTAACGCTGGACTCGATAAATTAGTAAAAATCAATTTCAAAAATTATGACCTCTAACCACCATGAAGACGAGATCTTCAAAGAGAAAAGAAAACCAAAAAATCCAATTAGATTTAAAATTTCTTTAAACGAAGAACAAAAAGAAGCTAAAGCTAAAATTTTAGACAACACAATTACTTTATTAGCAGGAGCAGCAGGTTCAGGTAAAACCTTACTTGCCTGTCAAATTGCTCTTGAAAAATTATTTATGAAGGATTGTGAAAAGGTTATAATTACTCGCCCAACAGTATCTAAAGAAGATATTGGATTTCTACCAGGCGATTTAAGAGAAAAAATGGATCCTTGGGTACAACCTATTTATCAAAACATGTTTTTACTTTATGATAAAGACAAAATAGAAAAGTGTATAAGCGATGGTTTGATAGAAATAGTGCCTGTATCATTTATGAGGGGACGTACGTTTGTAAACAGTGTAGTAATTGTAGACGAGGCTCAAAACGTTACACATGAGCAAATGGAAATGATTGTTACCCGTATAGGTAAAGGATCTAAAATGATGGTTTGTGGAGACGATGCTCAGGTTGACTTAAAACAAAAACGTGATTCTGGATTTAAATTTTTATATAAATCAGCTCGTAAAATTAAAGGATTAGAAGCTATTACTTTAAAACAAAATCATAGAGATGATATTGTAGAAGCATTGATTGACTTGTATAATGAGGCATATGAACAAGGATTAACCTTAGGTACATCAGGAACTAACGGAACTTCAAAGAGATGATATTTATAATATATCATGGCTAATTTAACTGTAACTATACAAGAAACCGTAATATTACCTAATAATAATGTTGAAACTGCTTTAAATTCAAAAATTATTACAGGAGTTAATCAGGTTCAAAGAAGAACAGACACTATAGGACCTACCTTTAGTGGCAGTGGTCAACAAATTTTAGCTTTTGTTGACAGTGAATCACAACAAGTAGCAGGTTCATTTGTACGAGATGCTGTAAAATATATTAGAATTACTAATTTAAACAATACTACAGCTTGTGATATTTATTTAATTCAAACAAGTGAAGATGAAACTTTATTCCAATTAGATGCTGGTAAATCATTAATGTTTGCTAATGCTTATTTTGATTCATCTAATACTACTCAATATGTAGCTGGTGATTATGTTGATCAATTATATTTTTCATCATTCTCTACTTTAGATTCTATAATGGCAAAATCTCAATCAGGAAGCATTCAATTAGAATACTTTGTAGCTTCTTCATAATATTTATAATAAACTTTAGACCATGGCATTAACTTATAGAAACGTAAAAGGTGAAGCATTAACTATTGATGAATTAGATGCTAACTTTCAATACTTTACAGGATCACACTCTATTACAGGATCATTAATAGTAAGCTCGGCAGTAACAGCTTCTGTCTTTACTGGTTCTTTTGTAGGAACAGGTGCTCTTACCACATTAACAACTACAGGAACACTTACAGCTTCAGGATCATTAAGCACTTTTAACTATGTTTCAGGATCTGTTCTTACTCCAACACAATCAGCTGCTCCAAATTTTGATGGTGTAGATGGTCAATTTACTTTTGCTACTGTTAGTGGACAGTATTACATTTATGTTTGGATGAATGGTGGTTGGAGATCAGCTGAATTAACTTAAATATAATAATAAAATAAATATATAAAGGGTTCCTAAATTGGAACCCTTTTTTTTCATATTTATAACAAAATAATTATGGCATCTACTGTAATTCCAATATGGCCCGGTTCAGCATCTTTTGCTCAAGTATATAATAATTATTATGTTAGTGGTAATTGGCCACCACCAACCCCTTTTGGGTTTTATGATAATGATCCTCAATTCCAAACCGATGCTAATAAAGTTTCTAACTTTTGTGCTTTGCACTTAGGTTATCCTATTGAAAACGTCGAATTACAAGATATTAACTTTTTTGCTGCTTTCGAAGAAGCAGTAACAGTATATGGAAACGAATTATACGCTTTTCAATTAAGAGATAATTACTTATCTTTAGAAGGAGCTTCAACTCAAATTGATGTAAATAATTCTGTATTTACTCCTACAATGGCTACTGTTGTTAGATTATCTCAACAGTATGGTGAAGAAGCAGGTGCTGGAGGTAATGTAACTTGGTATCAAGGCAGATTAACTCTAGTACCAGGACAACAAAGATATGATTTATCAGCGTGGGCTGAAGCTGAAGGTATAACCGGAGGTATAGAAATTAAAAATGTTTGGTATCAACCACCACCTGCAGTTAACCAGTTATATTCAACTGCCTTGTTAACAGGCCAGGGTGGCTTGGGAGGTGTCCCTCCAGCCGGTTTATACGGCTATGGATACGGTTACTCAAACTATTTAATGATGCCTACCAGCTTTACTATGCAAAACATTCAAGCAATTGAAATGCAAAACCAAGTAATGCTTTCAAATTATACCTTTAATATTATAGATAATGTATTAACAGTATTCCCTGTTCCTGGAACAGGTTTTGGTGGAGAGGGATTTGAAGGAGGAGAAGAATTATATTATGGTCAATACTTAGTATTTGATTTTATTAAAATACAAGATAGAATTGATGCTGCTTTTGCAGATGGTACAAACAAAATTACCAACACATCAGATGCTCCTTATTTAAATCCAACCTATTCTAAAATTAATTCAATAGGTAGAAGCTGGATTTTTGAATATACTTTAGCTAAAGCTAAAGAAATGTTAGGTTTAACTCGTAACAAATATTCTCAAATTCCTATTCCTGGGGCTGAAGTAACATTAAATGGTGATTCTTTAGCTACACAAGGTATTGCTGAACAAGAAACTTTAATTACAAGATTAAGAGAATATTTTGATCAAACTTCTCGCCAAGCATTGCTTGAAAGAAGAGCAGCAGAATCAGCAGCACGTGTACAAGAAATCAATCAGGTACCAATGACAATTTTTATAGGATAATATGGCACTATACGGACAAATGAGAGATATTAGTATGTTTCGATTCGTGAATCGCGAATTGATGCATAACATTATTTCTCAACAATGCGTATTTTACAAATACAATTCAACAAAAACAAAAGTAAACATGTATGGTGAAGCAACAACTGGAAGATATTTTGCTGATCCTGTTATATTGTTTGCTTTAATTGAAACTAGCCAGTTTGAAAACCCAACAAGTGATTTTGGTGTAGATTTTAATTGGAACGTTCAATATAGATTTTTAAAAGACGATTTAGTAGACGCTCAGGTTTTCCCAGAAGCAGGGGATATTATTATGTTCCAAAATGGTTATTGGGAGATAGATAACGTTAGTACAGCTCAATTCTTTGTAGGTAAAGATCCTAAATATCCTTATTTAGATGGAGCAGGATCAAATCCGTACGAAGAAGATTTAGGTCAGTTTGGATATAGTGTATCAGTTATATGTACAGCTCACTATACCCCATCAGACAAAGTTAACATAGAATTATCAAGATTATAATGGCTCAAGTTAGAAAACCAATACCAAAAACCCAACAACAGCTCTCTAATGAGCAGGTCACTCCTTATGATCAGCAGGCAGGTAACCCAAATAACTTTATACAAACACCTCAAAATAACAGAGCCTTAAATACATCTTTTAAAGGTGATACTGTTAAACCTTTTAGTGTTGGTATTCAAGATATTGATGAGGCTGTATTTTATTACTTTCAAAATGTAATTCAACCCTCAGTAATACAAAATGGATCTAGATTAAATGTTCCTGTAATTTATGGTTCACCTGAAAAATGGAAATCATATCAAAAAGATGGATATTATAGAGATCAAAAGGGTAAAATTATGGCTCCTTTGATTATGTTCAAAAGAACAGATATAACTAAAAATAGAACCATTGCAAATAAATTAGATGCTAACTATCCTAATAACTTTGGAGTATTTACAAAACAATATACTCAAAGAGATGCTTATTCTAATTTTAAAGTATTATCTAATAGAATCCCTCAAAAAGAATTCTATGCTGTAGTAGTACCAGATTATGTTACTGTAACTTATGAAGTAGCTGTATTTACTTACTACGTAGAACAATTAAATAAAATAGTAGAGGCAATGGAATACGCTTCAGATGCTTACTGGGGTAATCCACAACGTTACCAATTTAAAGCAATGATTGATTCCTTTGGTTTCCAAACTGAATTAACTCAAGATAGTGAAAGAATAGTTAGAAGCACATTTAGTGTTAAATTAAACGGATATATTATACCAGAAATATTACAAAAAGATATAACAGCCCTTAAGAAATTTTCAAATAAGACCAAAATTATATTCTCAGTTGAAGCTGTAGATAACGCTGCTTTCTTTGAAGGCAACGTAGTAGGAGACAGAATTGTAACAGAAACAGCTTCTGACAAAGAAACTCAAAATAGATCAACTGCAATTGGATAACCTGATATTTATACCAGATAACATCTAAGTTAATGGCTCAAGTAAGATTTTTAGATCAGGTTCCCGTAGGTGTATATAATGTTGATACAGCTGGAAGCGGCGGTGGAACAATTGATATTTACCAAAACGGTGCATTAGTAAGTGCTAGTGTACCCTATATTAATATAAGTGGTTCAGCCGAATTATTTACATTCCAAACCTCAGGGGTAACAGTATATGTTTCATCCTCAGGCGTTGGATTTCCTTTTTCAGGTTCAGCTGTAATTACAGGATCTTTAGTGATCTCAGGATCTGATCCTCAACCAATTATAATTCAAAATTTACCATATGATGCAACCCCATCATATGTTGTAACATATAATACAGGAACTGGAGTATTTGAATATTCTGATATGCCATCTAGTGGTACTTCAGGTTCTTCTGGTTCATCTGGTACTTCAGGTAGCTCAGGCTCATCAGGCACTTCTGGTTCTTCAGGAACTTCAGGCTCATCAGGCACTTCTGGTTCAAGCGGAACATCAGGTTCTTCAGGAACAAGTGGAAGCTCAGGCTCTTCAGGAACATCAGGTTCAAGTGGAACAAGTGGTTCATCAGGAACTAGCGGTTCTTCAGGTTCAAGTGGAACTTCGGGTAGCTCAGGTTCTTCAGGAACAAGTGGCTCATCAGGTACTAGTGGTTCATCAGGTACTAGCGGTAGCTCAGGTTCATCAGGTACAAGTGGCTCTTCAGGCTCATCAGGTACTAGCGGAAGTTCAGGCTCATCTGGCACTTCAGGCTCATCAGGCTCAAGCGGAACATCAGGTTCTTCAGGAACTTCAGGTTCTTCAGGAACTTCAGGTATAAACGGTAGTTCAGGTACTAGTGGCTCATCAGGAACCTCAGGTTCAAGTGGTTCATCAGGTACTTCAGGTTCATCAGGAACAAGTGGTTCATCAGGAACAAGCGGCTCTTCAGGCTCAAGTGGAACAAGCGGCTCTTCAGGCTCATCAGGTACAAGCGGCTCTTCAGGTAGTTCAGGTACTTCAGGTTCATCAGGCTCAAGTGGAACTAGTGGTTCTTCAGGTTCATCTGGAACATCAGGTTCATCAGGATCAAGTGGTACCTCAGGAAGTTCAGGTTCTTCAGGAACATCAGGCTCAAGCGGAACTTCAGGCAGTTCTGGTACATCAGGTATTGATGGCTCATCAGGCTCATCAGGTACAAGTGGTTCTTCAGGTACAAGCGGTTCTTCAGGTTCATCAGGAACCTCAGGTTCATCCGGTTCTTCAGGAACTAGTGGTTCTTCGGGATCAAGCGGAACCTCAGGAAGTTCAGGTTCATCTGGAACAAGTGGCTCATCTGGAACTTCAGGTTCCTCAGGTACAAGTGGCTCTTCAGGTTCAAGTGGCACTTCAGGTTCAAGTGGGTCTTCAGGAACAAGCGGCTCTTCAGGCTCAAGTGGAACAAGTGGAAGCTCAGGTACATCAGGTTCATCAGGAACTTCAGGCAGCTCTGGCACTTCAGGCATTGATGGTTCATCAGGTTCTTCAGGAACAAGTGGCTCATCAGGTACTAGCGGTAGTTCAGGTTCATCAGGTACTAGTGGTTCTTCAGGATCATCGGGCACATCAGGTATAAGTGGTATTAATGGTACTTCAGGTTCAAGTGGAACCTCAGGCAGTTCAGGTACTTCAGGCTCATCCGGATCTAGTGGAACATCAGGTTCATCAGGTTCAAGCGGAACAAGTGGTTCAAGTGGAACATCAGGTAGCTCAGGTTCTTCAGGTACAAGCGGAAGCTCAGGTTCTTCAGGTACAAGCGGTAGCTCAGGAACTTCAGGTTCCTCTGGTTCTTCTGGTACATCTGGTTCTTCTGGTACATCTGGTTCATCAGGTACTTCAGGTTCCTCTGGAAGTAGTGGCACCTCAGGTATAAGTGGTGTTAATGGTACTAGTGGTTCTTCAGGCTCAAGTGGCACTTCTGGATCTAGTGGTTCATCAGGAACATCAGGTTCAAGCGGAACGAGTGGTTCATCTGGTTCATCCGGAACCTCAGGCTCATCAGGTACAAGCGGCTCTTCAGGCTCAAGCGGAACTTCAGGTAGTTCAGGTTCATCAGGAACAAGTGGTTCATCAGGTTCAAGTGGAACAAGTGGTTCATCTGGAACAAGTGGTTCAAGTGGATCATCAGGTACTAGTGGCTCAAGTGGTAGTAGCGGTACTTCAGGTATAAGTGGTGTTAACGGCACTAGTGGTTCATCTGGTTCATCCGGAACCTCAGGTTCAAGCGGAACTAGTGGTTCTAGTGGTACTTCAGGTAGCTCAGGCTCATCTGGAACTTCTGGCTCATCTGGCACTTCAGGCTCATCAGGTACATCTGGTTCAAGTGGCACCTCAGGAAGTTCAGGTTCATCTGGAACTTCAGGTTCATCAGGAACTAGTGGTAGTTCAGGTACTAGTGGTTCATCTGGAACAAGTGGTTCTTCAGGCTCATCAGGCACATCAGGTTCTTCTGGAAGCAGCGGAACATCAGGTATATCAGGTGTAAATGGCACATCTGGCTCAAGTGGAACTAGTGGTTCAAGTGGAACCTCTGGTTCAAGTGGTACAAGCGGATCTTCTGGCTCATCAGGTACATCAGGTTCATCAGGCACATCTGGTTCAAGTGGTACTTCAGGTAGTTCTGGTTCATCAGGAACTAGTGGCTCAAGTGGAACAAGTGGTTCATCTGGAACTAGTGGTTCAAGTGGCTCTTCAGGCACTTCAGGCTCTTCAGGCACTTCAGGCTCTTCAGGCTCTTCAGGTACATCAGGTTCCTCAGGTACATCAGGTTCAAGTGGTTCAAGTGGTACTTCAGGTATAAGTGGTGTTAACGGCACTAGTGGTTCATCTGGAACTAGTGGTTCAAGTGGTACATCAGGAAGTAGTGGTTCAAGCGGAACAAGTGGTTCATCTGGTACATCAGGTTCAAGTGGAACCTCAGGTTCATCTGGTTCAAGCGGAACAAGTGGTTCATCTGGAACATCAGGTTCTTCAGGAACAAGTGGCTCATCAGGTTCTTCAGGAACAAGTGGCTCTAGTGGTTCAAGCGGAACATCTGGTTCAAGCGGAACAAGTGGTAGCTCAGGATCATCAGGTACTTCAGGTTCATCAGGATCAAGCGGTACTTCAGGTATATCGGGAGTAAACGGAACTAGTGGTTCTTCAGGAACTTCAGGCTCATCAGGTACTAGTGGCTCATCTGGTACATCAGGTAGCTCAGGTTCTTCAGGAACAAGTGGTTCATCCGGTTCAAGTGGAACTAGTGGTTCTTCAGGTACTTCAGGTTCAAGCGGTACATCAGGTAGTTCAGGTTCTTCAGGAACAAGTGGATCTTCTGGCTCAAGTGGAACTAGTGGGTCTAGTGGAACTAGCGGATCTAGTGGTACATCAGGTTCAAGTGGTTCAAGTGGCACTTCAGGTTCTTCTGGTTCTAGCGGTACTTCAGGTTCAAGCGGAACTAGTGGTAGCTCAGGTACTAGCGGTTCATCTGGAACATCTGGTAGTTCAGGTTCATCAGGTACAAGTGGAAGTTCAGGAACTTCCGGCTCATCAGGTTCATCAGGTACAAGCGGCTCTTCAGGCAGCTCAGGTACTTCAGGTATATCTGGCGTAAATGGTACGTCAGGCTCTTCAGGAACTAGTGGTAGTTCAGGTACTAGTGGTTCATCTGGAACAAGTGGAAGTTCAGGCTCATCTGGAACTTCAGGCTCATCAGGCTCATCAGGAACTTCAGGTTCAAGTGGAACTAGCGGATCTAGTGGTACATCAGGTTCAAGTGGTTCATCAGGCACTTCTGGTTCTTCAGGTTCTTCTGGAACATCAGGTTCAAGTGGCACCTCTGGTTCATCTGGAACATCTGGCAGTTCAGGTTCCTCAGGTACTTCAGGTAGTTCAGGTTCTTCTGGAACAAGCGGTTCAAGCGGTTCATCTGGAACATCTGGTTCTAGTGGAACAAGTGGTTCATCAGGTTCTTCAGGAACAAGTGGCTCATCAGGTTCAAGCGGAACCTCAGGTAGTTCTGGCACTTCAGGTTCTTCAGGGACATCTGGATCAAGTGGTTCATCAGGGACTAGTGGTTCAAGCGGCTCTTCAGGAACTAGTGGTTCAAGCGGAACTTCAGGCTCATCAGGAACAAGTGGAAGCTCTGGAACATCAGGTTCTAGTGGCTCATCAGGTACAAGCGGTTCTTCAGGCAGCTCTGGTACCTCAGGTATAAGTGGTGTGAATGGAACTAGTGGTTCATCAGGAACTAGTGGTAGTTCAGGTACATCAGGTTCAAGTGGTTCTTCAGGAACATCAGGAAGTTCAGGAAGCTCAGGAACAAGTGGTTCTTCAGGTACATCAGGCTCAAGCGGAACATCAGGCAGCTCAGGTTCAAGTGGAACCTCAGGTTCATCTGGTTCATCTGGAACTTCAGGCAGCTCAGGAACAAGTGGTTCAAGCGGAACTAGTGGCTCATCAGGCTCATCTGGTACTAGTGGCTCATCTGGTTCATCAGGAACTTCAGGTTCAAGTGGAACAAGTGGTTCATCTGGTACTTCAGGCTCATCAGGAAGTAGTGGTACTTCAGGTAGCTCAGGAAGTTCAGGTACAAGTGGCTCATCTGGTACTTCAGGTAGTTCAGGAACTTCAGGTAGCTCTGGTTCATCAGGAACTAGTGGCAGCTCAGGTTCAAGCGGAACTTCAGGTAGTTCTGGTACTTCAGGTTCAAGTGGAACCTCTGGTTCATCAGGTACAAGCGGCTCAAGTGGTTCTTCAGGAACTTCTGGCTCATCAGGCTCATCAGGTACAAGCGGCTCAAGTGGCAGCAGTGGTACTTCAGGTATAAGTGGTGTAAATGGAACTAGTGGTTCATCAGGAACAAGCGGTAGTTCAGGTTCTTCAGGAACATCAGGTAGTTCTGGTTCTAGTGGCACATCAGGTTCTAGTGGCTCAAGTGGAACTTCAGGCTCATCTGGTACTTCTGGAGCTAGTGGGGCTTCAGGAACAAGTGGTACTTCAGGAACATCAGGTTCAAGCGGTTCAAGTGGAACAAGTGGTTCATCAGGAACTAGCGGCAGCTCAGGTTCAAGTGGAACTTCAGGTAGTTCAGGTTCTTCAGGTTCTTCAGGTTCATCTGGTTCTTCAGGTTCATCCGGTTCATCTGGTACTTCAGGAAGTTCAGGTTCATCTGGAACATCAGGCTCTTCAGGTACTAGTGGTAGCTCTGGAACCTCAGGTTCATCAGGCTCATCTGGAACCTCAGGTTCAAGTGGAACAAGTGGCTCTTCTGGAACATCAGGATCATCAGGTTCAAGCGGAACAAGTGGTTCTTCTGGTTCTTCTGGAACTAGTGGAAGTTCAGGAACAAGCGGTTCTTCAGGTTCAAGCGGAACAAGTGGTTCTTCAGGTTCTTCCGGAACCTCTGGTTCATCAGGATCAAGTGGTACTTCAGGTATAAGTGGTGTAAACGGAACTAGCGGTTCTTCAGGAACAAGTGGTTCAAGTGGCTCATCAGGTTCTTCAGGAACATCAGGTAGCTCAGGTTCATCAGGTACAAGCGGCTCTTCAGGTACATCCGGCTCTTCAGGTACTTCAGGTTCTAGTGGAACATCAGGTAGCTCAGGCTCATCTGGTACTTCAGGAAGTTCAGGTTCATCAGGAACTAGTGGTTCTTCGGGTACATCAGGCTCTTCAGGCTCAAGTGGTACTAGTGGCTCATCAGGTTCATCAGGAACAAGTGGTTCAAGCGGTACTTCAGGTTCTAGTGGCTCATCAGGAACATCGGGTTCATCAGGTACTAGTGGTTCAAGTGGCTCATCTGGAACTAGTGGTTCAAGCGGTTCATCAGGAACATCTGGTTCATCTGGAACATCAGGTTCTTCAGGATCTAGTGGAACAAGTGGCTCTAGTGGCTCTTCAGGAACAAGTGGTTCAAGTGGTACTTCAGGTTCAAGTGGTTCATCAGGTACATCGGGCTCATCAGGATCAAGCGGTACAAGCGGAAGTTCAGGAACTTCCGGCTCATCAGGTTCATCAGGTACAAGCGGCTCTTCAGGCAGCTCAGGTACTTCAGGTATAAGTGGTGTAAACGGAACATCAGGTTCTAGTGGTACATCAGGCTCAAGTGGTTCAAGCGGTACTAGTGGCTCAAGTGGTAGCTCTGGTACTTCTGGGTCAAGTGGCTCAAGCGGAACAAGCGGTTCAAGTGGAACATCAGGCTCTTCAGGAACAAGCGGTTCTTCAGGCAGTTCAGGAACTTCTGGTTCTTCTGGAAGTAGTGGTACTTCCGGTTCATCAGGAACATCTGGTTCATCAGGTTCATCAGGAACAAGCGGCTCATCAGGTACCAGTGGCTCAAGTGGAAGCTCAGGTTCAAGTGGAAGTTCAGGCACTTCAGGTTCTTCAGGTTCTAGCGGAACATCAGGATCAAGCGGTTCTTCAGGAACAAGCGGTTCTTCAGGAAGTTCAGGAACATCAGGAAGCTCAGGCACATCAGGTTCAAGTGGAACAAGCGGTTCATCTGGAACTAGCGGAAGTTCAGGTTCAAGTGGAACATCAGGTTCTTCAGGCTCAAGCGGAACAAGCGGTAGTTCAGGTTCATCAGGAACAAGCGGTTCTTCAGGTACTAGTGGTAGCTCTGGAACTTCAGGTTCTAGTGGCTCATCAGGAACTTCAGGTTCATCAGGATCAAGTGGTACCTCAGGTATAAGTGGTGTAAACGGAACTAGCGGTTCTTCAGGTACTAGTGGTAGTTCTGGAACTTCAGGTTCAAGTGGAACAAGCGGTTCAAGTGGTTCTTCTGGTACTTCAGGTAGTTCTGGTTCTTCAGGAACTAGTGGCTCATCAGGAACATCAGGTTCATCAGGAAGTTCAGGAACAAGTGGTTCAAGCGGAACAAGTGGTTCAAGTGGTTCATCTGGTACTTCTGGTTCTAGCGGTTCATCAGGAACATCAGGTTCTTCTGGTTCTTCAGGAACATCAGGAAGTTCAGGTTCAAGCGGAACAAGTGGTTCTAGCGGAACATCAGGAAGTTCTGGAACATCAGGATCTAGTGGTTCTTCAGGAACATCTGGTTCTTCAGGTTCTTCAGGAACATCAGGTAGTTCTGGTACTAGTGGTTCATCAGGAACTAGTGGTAGTTCAGGTACTTCAGGATCATCTGGTTCGTCTGGTACTTCAGGAAGCTCAGGTTCTTCAGGTACATCAGGTTCAAGCGGAACTTCAGGTTCTAGTGGATCAAGTGGTACATCAGGTAGCTCAGGATCAAGCGGTACTTCAGGTTCATCAGGTACTTCAGGTTCAAGTGGAACTAGCGGTTCATCTGGTTCTTCAGGAACATCAGGTATATCAGGTGTTAATGGAACAAGTGGTTCAAGCGGAACTTCTGGTTCAAGCGGCACTTCAGGTTCTTCAGGAACTAGTGGCTCAAGTGGTTCATCTGGAACTTCAGGCTCATCTGGCTCAAGTGGAACAAGCGGTTCTTCAGGCACATCCGGCTCATCTGGCACTTCAGGTTCATCAGGTAGCTCAGGTACTTCTGGTTCATCTGGAAGCAGTGGCACTTCAGGTTCTTCAGGAACATCAGGTTCAAGTGGCTCATCTGGAACATCAGGTTCAAGCGGTTCAAGTGGAACAAGTGGTTCATCTGGTACTTCTGGTTCTTCTGGAAGTAGTGGCACTTCAGGTTCTTCAGGAACATCAGGTAGTTCAGGTTCTTCTGGTACTTCTGGATCATCTGGTTCATCAGGAACTAGCGGTTCAAGTGGTACTTCAGGTTCAAGTGGAACTTCAGGAAGTTCAGGTACTTCAGGTTCATCAGGTTCTAGTGGAACATCAGGATCAAGCGGTTCATCAGGAACATCTGGTTCATCTGGAACATCAGGTTCTAGCGGAACATCAGGTTCTTCAGGATCTTCTGGAACAAGCGGATCTTCAGGTTCATCTGGAACATCTGGTTCATCTGGTACTTCAGGGTCTTCAGGATCAAGTGGAACAAGTGGTAGCTCAGGCTCATCAGGAACTAGCGGTTCATCAGGAACTAGCGGTTCATCAGGAACAAGTGGAAGCTCTGGAACATCAGGTTCTAGTGGCTCATCAGGTACAAGTGGCTCAAGTGGTAGCTCTGGTACCTCAGGTATAAGTGGTGTAAATGGAACATCAGGTAGCTCTGGAACTTCAGGTTCTAGTGGAACTAGCGGTTCAAGTGGTACTTCAGGATCTTCAGGTTCTTCTGGAACAAGTGGATCAAGTGGTTCATCCGGAACAAGTGGTAGTTCAGGAACAAGTGGTTCAAGCGGAACTAGTGGTTCATCAGGCTCATCTGGAACAAGCGGTTCTTCAGGTTCCTCAGGCACATCAGGTAGTTCAGGTACTTCAGGTTCATCTGGTACAAGCGGTTCATCTGGATCTTCTGGAACAAGCGGTTCTTCAGGTTCATCAGGTACTTCTGGATCTTCTGGAACATCAGGTTCAAGCGGAACTTCAGGATCAAGCGGCTCAAGTGGAACAAGCGGAAGCTCAGGATCAAGTGGAACCTCTGGTTCAAGCGGAACAAGTGGTTCAAGCGGAACAAGTGGCTCTTCAGGAACATCAGGATCAAGTGGTTCATCAGGAACATCAGGTTCATCCGGATCAAGCGGAACAAGTGGTTCTAGTGGAACATCAGGATCAAGTGGAACATCAGGTAGTTCAGGTTCTTCAGGAACAAGCGGATCAAGTGGCTCTTCAGGAACTTCAGGATCAAGTGGAACAAGTGGAAGTTCAGGCACATCAGGATCTAGTGGTTCTTCTGGAACAAGCGGTTCATCTGGTTCTTCAGGAACAAGTGGAAGCTCTGGAACTTCAGGTTCAAGTGGATCTTCTGGAACATCAGGTTCAAGCGGAACAAGCGGTTCAAGCGGAACTTCAGGTTCAAGTGGATCTTCAGGAACATCAGGTATAAGTGGTGTTAATGGAACAAGCGGTTCTTCAGGTACTAGTGGTAGCTCTGGAACATCAGGTTCTAGTGGAACAAGCGGTTCAAGTGGTTCAAGCGGAACTTCAGGTAGTTCAGGAAGTTCAGGAACAAGTGGCAGTTCAGGAACTTCAGGTTCTTCAGGAACATCAGGTTCAAGCGGTTCAAGTGGAACAAGTGGTTCAAGTGGTTCATCTGGAACTTCTGGTTCTAGTGGTTCATCAGGAACAAGCGGTTCTTCAGGAACATCAGGTTCAAGCGGCTCATCAGGAACTAGCGGAAGTTCAGGCTCAAGCGGAACAAGCGGTTCTTCAGGAACATCTGGTTCATCTGGCTCAAGCGGCACTTCAGGTAGTTCAGGTTCATCTGGTACTTCTGGTTCTTCAGGAACAAGTGGTTCATCAGGAACAAGCGGTTCTTCAGGTTCAAGTGGAACATCAGGATCTTCAGGTTCATCAGGAACATCTGGTTCTAGTGGTACAAGTGGATCAAGCGGTACTTCAGGTTCATCTGGAAGCAGCGGTACTTCAGGTAGTTCTGGTTCTTCAGGAACCAGTGGCTCATCTGGTACTTCAGGCAGCTCAGGTACTTCAGGTAGCAGTGGTTCATCAGGAACAAGTGGTAGCTCAGGCTCATCTGGAACTTCAGGAAGTTCAGGTACTTCTGGATCATCTGGAACATCAGGTTCATCCGGAACTTCAGGCTCATCAGGTTCTTCAGGCACTTCAGGTTCATCAGGTTCTAGTGGTACTTCAGGCTCAAGCGGTTCATCAGGAACATCAGGTATAAGCGGAGTAAATGGAACATCAGGTTCTAGTGGTACTTCAGGTTCAAGCGGAAGCTCAGGTACTTCAGGATCAAGTGGTTCTTCAGGAACATCAGGTTCATCTGGCACTTCAGGTTCTTCAGGAACAAGCGGTACTTCAGTATCAGTAAGTGGTACTAATAATACAATTGTTAAGTTTACAAGTGCTACAACAATTGGTAACTCTACTATTACAGATGATGGAACTACTATTGATTTTGGTGTTCCAACAATGGATGTAGCAAGCGGTAACCTAAATATGGGTGGTGCTAACATCGACACTGGTGGAGGTAATATTGATATCACTGGAGGCGGAGGTATGAACTTTAACGCTGGTACTATAACAGGTACAGCAGGTTCAGTGATTAACGTAGATACCTTAAATGGTGTAACTAAAAACTTTGATATAACACACCCAACAAAAGGCGAACCTCATAGATTAAGATACTCAGTATTAGAAGGTCCAGAAATTGGTGTATATGTTAGAGGTAGATTAACTAATAATAACATAATTGAATTACCATACTACTGGGTTGATTTGGTACATGAAGATTCTATAACAGTAACTTTAACTTCAATAGGTAGTTACCAAAACTTATATGTAATATCTACAAGTCCAAAAATAATAACAATAGGAAGTGAAAACGGAAATATAGATTGTTACTATGTAGTATACGGAGAACGTAAAGACGTAGACAAACTAACAATTGAATATACTAAAAAATGATATTTATAACAAATGGCTAAAAATGTCCAAATAATACCAGCTTCAGGAACTCTAGATTTCCAGGATGGAACTCAATCAGTTACACTAACCATGAAAAAATCAGGGGCAGTTGCTACAGGTGTTGATATATCTGTAAATGGTTCAGCTCCTGTAAGTATTCAAGGTACTCAAGGTACTCAAGGAAGACAAGGTATCACTGGACCTCAAGGTACTACAGGAACCCAAGGTACAACAGGTACACAAGGTACAACAGGTACCCAAGGTACAACAGGTACCCAAGGTACAACAGGTACACAAGGTACAACAGGTACCCAAGGCACAACAGGTACACAAGGTACAACAGGTACTCAAGGGGCTACAGGAACCCAAGGTGCTATAGGAGCTCAAGGTATAACAGGTGCTCAAGGTGTTCAAGGTAATATTGGTCCTTTAGGTCCAACGGGTCCAACAGGCCCAACAGGTCCTCAAGGTACAACAGGTGCAACAGGTGCTCAAGGTATTCAAGGTATAACAGGTAATACGGGTCCCACTGGTCCAACAGGTCCTACTGGTCCTCAAGGTACTACTGGTGGAACAGGCCCAACTGGTCCTCAAGGAACAATTGGAGCTCAAGGTATCCAAGGTCGCCAAGGTATAACAGGTCCTGTAGGTGCTACAGGTCCTCAAGGTACTACTGGAGGAACAGGTCCAACAGGTCCAACAGGTCCAACAGGTCCTCAAGGTATACAAGGTATTGTAGGAGCAACAGGAGCTACTGGACCAACAGGCCCAACAGGTCCTACTGGTTCTCAAGGCACTACTGGTGCTACTGGACCAACAGGTCCTACAGGTGCTCAAGGTATCCAAGGTCGTCAAGGTATAACAGGTAATACGGGTCCAACAGGCCCAACAGGTACCCAAGGTACTACAGGCCCAGTAGGTCCTGTTGGTGCTCAAGGTATTCAAGGTATAATAGGTCCAGTAGGTGCAACAGGTCCAACTGGTCCAACAGGTCCTCAAGGTACAACAGGTGCAACAGGTGCCCAAGGTATTCAAGGTCGTCAAGGTATTACTGGTAATACAGGAGGAACTGGTCCTACTGGTCCTACTGGTCCAACAGGTCCTCAAGGTACAACTGGTGCCACTGGAAGTACAGGTGCCCAAGGTATTCAAGGCCGTCAAGGTATAACAGGTAATACAGGAGGTACTGGTCCAACAGGCCCAACAGGTCCTACTGGTCCTCAAGGTACAACAGGGTCTATTGGTCCTATTGGTGCTCAAGGTTTACAAGGTATACAAGGTATAGTAGGTCCTTTTGGAGCTACTGGTCCTCAAGGTACAACAGGTGCAACTGGAAGTACAGGTCCTCAAGGTATTCAAGGCCGTCAAGGTATAACAGGTAATACTGGAGGAACAGGCCCAACAGGTCCTCAAGGTACTACAGGTGCAACTGGAGGAACAGGCCCAACAGGTCCTCAAGGAACAACAGGCGCTACAGGTGCAACAGGTGCCCAAGGTATTCAAGGTCGTCAAGGTATAACTGGTAATACAGGAGGTACTGGTCCAACAGGTCCTCAAGGTACTACTGGTGCAACTGGCGCTACAGGTTCTCAAGGAACAACAGGTGCTACTGGAAGTACAGGTGCTCAAGGTATCCAAGGTCGCCAAGGTATAACAGGTAACACAGGTGGAACAGGCCCAACAGGTCCTCAAGGTACTACTGGTGCAACCGGTGGAACAGGTCCAACAGGTCCTCAAGGAGCAATTGGAGCTCAAGGTATCCAAGGCCGTCAAGGTATAATAGGTCCTGTAGGTGCTACAGGTCCTCAAGGAACAACTGGTGCAACTGGAGGAACAGGCCCAACAGGTCCTCAAGGTACAACCGGGGGAACAGGTGCTCAAGGTATTCAAGGTCGCCAAGGTATAACAGGAGCAAATGGAGGTACAGGCCCAACAGGTCCTCAAGGTACAACTGGTCCTCAAGGTACTACTGGTGGATTTACTACAAATTCAAATGCTCAAATTAACTCATTAGGAGTAAACACTCCAGCACCAGGTATAGCCGGAGAAATTAGAGCTACAGGTAATATTATTGCTTTCTTCTCAGATGCTAGATTAAAAACTAATGTAGAAAAAATTGAATCTGCTTTAGAATTAATATCAAAGATTAGAGGTGTTAGATATAATTGGACTGAAGAAGCTGAAGAAATGGCCCCTTCAAGAGCAGGTAAAACTGAAATTGGAGTTATTGCTCAAGAAATTGAAACAGTATTTCCAGAAGTAGTAGTAGATTGGGATGAATATAAGACAGTAGTATATGATAGATTAGTAGCGGTATTAATTGAAGCTGTTAAAGAACTTCATGAAGAAATTAAACAACTAAAAAATAAATAATATATGTTACCATATTCAGGAGAAATAGGATACGGTGATATTCGAGGAGAATTTGGAAGTCCAAATAACTTTAATTTGCAAGATGTTTGGAATGGAACTTATGGCCCTTTTAATGTATATAGTTATATCCAACCTATAGACCCGGGAGGAGCTAATTACTCTCCTGCTGATTTTTATGGGTATGATGGTCAATATATAGTTTCAAATAATCTAGTTACTGTTTGGGATGCCTGGCCTACCATTAACTCATACCCAGGATTTGGAACATCAATTACAGATGTCACATTTAATGGACATGATGGTACTCTTTACAATGGAACTGGTTGGGATCCTAGTGATGGAGGATCTTTTTCTTTTGATGGTATAGATGATTATATAGCTGGTTTTACTCCTTACTGGACTTTTGGAAATGAAATAACAGTAGATATTTGGATTAAATGGAATACTTCTATTAACTATGGTCAAGGAGTTGGACAAGGAGTACTAAACAATTATGACAATCCAGGTGATAATATGTGGTTAATGCATGGGAATGGTGGAGGCCAACAAACACTTTCTATATTTGCTTGGGATTCACCTACTTCTACAGTTGGAGGAGCTACATCAGGATATTTAACTACAGGTAACTGGTACAATTTAATAGGTGTTATAAACTCTGCCGGTTCTCAAATGTATACAAATGGTACTTTGACAGGAACGGGGGGTGGTTTTGGTGGTGGAAATATGAATACAACCCCATCATCATGTTTATTAGGTGGGGGTGATGTTAGATATGATTTTAGACGTATGGGTGGAAATATAGCTGCTATTCATATTTACAACTCTGCTTTTATACAAGCTGAAGTAACCCAAAATTTTGGTGCTTTAAGAGGAAGATTTGGTATTTAAATTTGGTTTTTTAAAATAATTTTATTATATTATAGTTATGTATTCAAGACCTATATTTGATCCTAATTTAGAAGTTGATCAAACTAATTATTATTGGTTCGAAAATGGATTTACTTCAAAAGAAGTAACAGAAATCCTAGAACTTACAAAAACTTATGAATTTCAACAAGGTACTATTATATCTGGTAACACTGGAGATATAAGAAATAGTAGTATTAAATGGCTTGCTCCTGATGAAAAAACATCATGGGTTTATGATCGTTTAATGGGATGTGTTAAAGAAGCCAATAATGTTTGGAAATTTAATCTTAATTCTATTTTAGATGATATTCAATATACTGAATATAGAGGTGGAGGAGGTCATTATGATTGGCATATAGACATAGGTCCAGGACCAATTTCCCACCGTAAAATTTCAGTTATTGTCCAACTTTCAAATCCTTCAGAGTATACTGGAGGTACTTTAGAAATAAGTTCAGGAAGTAATACTCAAAAAATATCTAATAAAAAAGGAGCCGTAATTGTATTTCCTTCATTTTTACAACATCGAATAACTCCTGTAGCCTCAGGTCTAAGAAAAAGTTTGGTATTGTGGGCTGGTGGAGAACATTATAAATAAAATGATTGATAATCTTGTTAAATTAGTTTTAGATAAAGGAGGTTCTATATCTCATTTAAAAATTCCTTCAATTGATAGTAAAGGAACAGGTTTATGTAATCCTTCTATTTTTGTAGATAATGATGGAACTCTTTTACTTAATTTACGAAATGTAGGATATGTTCTTTATTTATGTGAAAATGAACAAAAATTTCAAGGACGTTGGGGACCATTAGCATATCTCCACCCAGAAGAAGATCCCCATTTACGAACAGATAATTTTCTTTGTATTTTAGATCCTAAAACCTTAGAAATTAAATCTTACAATAAAGTAAACACATCAGAATTGGATATTGAGCCTGTTTGGGATTTTATAGGACTAGAAGATGCTAGAGTAGTTCGTTGGGATGGTATTTTATACATTACAGGTGTTAGAAGAGATACTAAGCCAAATGGAGAAGGACGAATGGAATTATCTGAAATAGATAATTTTAAAACTGCTAATGAAATTTCAAGAGTCAGAATAGAACCACCTAACGACCCTGATTCTTATTGTGAAAAAAATTGGATGCCTATTAATGATATGGATTACTGTTATGTTAAATGGGCTAATCCAACTGAGGTAGTTAAAGTAGATCCTATTAAAGGAACTAGCGAAACCATATTTTTAGGAAATTTTAAAGAAATAAGTCCAAACCATGATGCTAGAGGAGGCTCATCAGTAGTTAAATGGAAAAACTACAGATTATGCGTTGTTCATGAAGTTGATTTTTGGATGAATGAAAATAATAATAAAGATGGTATTTATAACCATCGTATTATTGTTTGGGATGAAAATTGGAATATTGTAAAATATTCTGATGTTTTTAAATTTATGACAGGACGAATTGAATTTATTTGTGGAGCAGCAGTTGTTGATAATGATTTAGTTTTAACTTATGGATTCCATGATAATGCAGCTTTTGCATTAAGAATCCCTGAAAATGTTGTAGAGGAATTAATCAATGGATAAAATATTAGAAAACTTTATAAACCATCCTTACAATCCAGAAACTAATTTTTTGTTTGGAGAACAGTATTATCAAGAAGGACATAAAGCTGCTGCTTTAACATTATTTTTAAGAACAGCAGAATATGGAACTGATAAAGATTTAGTGTATGAAGCCTTACTTAAAGTAATGTTATGTTTAAAAGAATTAGAAGGACGACCTCATTCAACAAGAGGTGCTATTTTAAATGCTATTACTTTTGATCGTGAACGACCTGAGGCTTATTATCATTTAAGTTGTGATCATCAAATTAAAGGTGAATGGCAAGAATCTTATTTAGCAGCTGTTCAAGGACTAGATAAATTAAATAATATGAAACCAACATTAACTAGTGTTAACTTTCCTGGTGAATATGCTTTGTTATTTCAAAAAGCAGTAGCAAGTTGGTGGATTGGATATTGTGATGAATCAAGAGAATTATTTAATCACTTACTAAAAGAATATTCAATGCGCTCTGAATTTGTAGAAGCTTGTTATACTAATTTATCTAAAATTCATGGAATCCAATATCCTTCTTTATTATATACAAAAGAAGAATACCCAAAACTTAAATACAAATTTAAAAACTCAGATAAAATTGAAAAAAATTATTCCCAAGCATACCAGGATCTTTTTGTTTTGTCTATGTTAGATGGAAAAGAAAAGGGAACTTACGTTGAAATAGGAGCATCAGACCCTTATTACAATAGTAATACAGCTTTGTTAGAAAAAGATTTTGGTTGGACCGGAGTATCATTAGAAATTAACGAAGAAGAAGTAAATAAATTTAATTTAGAACGTTCTAATAAATGTATTCTTCAAGATGCTACAACTGTTAACTATGAAGAGTTATTTAATAATAACGGCTTAACTGAGGTTATAGACTATCTACAGGTTGATGTTGAACCCGCAGAAGTAACGTTTAATGTTTTACTTTCTATACCTTTTGATAAGTATAAATTTAGAGTAATTACATATGAACATGATTATTATTTAAATCATCCTGTTGATTATAGAAAACTTTCAAGAAAATTTTTAGAAGCTCAAGGTTATAAAATGATTGTAGGAGATATTGCTCCTGATTCAAATAGTACTTTTGAAGACTGGTGGGTACACCCTGAACTAGTAGACTCAGAAATTATTACAGCAATGGTTGATTACTCAGAAAAAATTAAAAGAGCAGATCATTATATATTAAATGGGTAATCAAGACTGGAAAATAACACCTTATGCAACTATGGAGGTTACAACTAACCTTCCTAAAAAAGGTTGTGTAGTTGACTGTATTTTCTGTCCTCAACGAACCTTAGTTAAAAATTATAATGGAACTCGTCATTTATCTTTAGAAGACTTTAAGAGAGCAGTAAATAAAATTCCAACAGAAGTTAGAATCACATTTGCAGGATTTACTGAACCTTGGACTAATAGACATTGTACAGATATGTTACTTTATGCTTATGAAAAAGGCCATAGAGTAGCAGCTTTTACTACAGGAGTAGGAATGACAGTAGAAGATGTTGAAAGACTTAAAGATATTTCTTTTGATGAAGGACCAAATGCAGGGTTTGTTTTACATTTACCTGACCAAGAAAGACTAGCTAAACATCCTATAACCCCTCGTTATATAGAAGTAATTGAAGCTTTTGGAGTACATCAAGATTCTTTCAATAAATTTTATTTAATGTCTATGGGTAGTGTTCATGAAAAGGTAAAACATGTTTTTGATCGAGTTGCTAACCCTGAAATGTGGTCTAGAGCAGGTAATTTAATTGGAGAAGCAATTATGAAACCTGAACTATTAAATGTTAAAGAACTATTTAGATCAGTATATCATGGAGAGTCTCCTAAAACTTGTGGTTGTATAGAAAATTTGTATCATAACGTGATGCTTCCAAATGGAGATGTATCTTTATGTTGTATGGATTATTCTTTAAGTTATATTATAGGAAATATGTTTGAACAAGAATATGAAGAAATAATTCCAAAATTAAACACTTGTTATGATATGTGTCGTTATTGTGAAAATGGAGTAAACCCTAATTAAAATGAAACCAATTATAATAATATCCGCTTACTGTCCTGATGATGAAAGAAAACTAATACTTGAAAATTGTGTTAATTCTCTTCAACCAATTAGAAAAGATTTTGATATTTTAATTTCAACTCATTCTTATATTCCTGAACATATTGGAAAAAAAGTAGATTTTGTTTTTTATGATGCTAATAATGATTTAATTTATGATTGGGACTTATTAAATACTCCTTGGTTCTCACCTTCCCCTGGGTTAGTTATAGTTTCTTCTTTAATCTCTAATTTTAGTACTTACTCTGCTTGTAATAGAATTATTATGGGTGGTTTTGGTATAGCTAAAAACTTTGGATATGAAAAAGCACATTATATAGACTATGATGCTATTATTAATGATTATTCTGATTTTTATGAAAACAATAAATTACTAGATAATTATGTCGCTATCCAATATAAAAAAGAATATAGAAACTATGAACATAATATTGAAGGAGGAGTAGGAGTATTCCAGGCTGCAAATTTAAATAAAGTAAATAAGATTTTTACAACATATAATGAAAAAGAACTATTAGAAGTATTAAAAAATGCTCCTAATAAAACAAATGAAATTATATACCAGGATCTATATAAACTAGATGGAGAAGAAATTTTATATAAAAATTGGGATTCTCTTATAGAAAAAGGAAATATATTTAATCAATCTATTTCTACTCAAAAAGATGATTTAAATGATTGGACAGTTCCTTATTATGATACTAAAACAGGTAAAATAAATGTTATAGCTTGGAACTCTAAAAAAGATTATCCTATTAATGTAAGTTTTATTATTAATCAAGAAAAAATTGTAACATTAAATAATGTTAATAAATTTGAATGGAAAACATCTGAAGTAGATGACATTAATAATATTAATGAAATACTAATTATTGTTGATAATAAAATTAAAAACCATGTAATTATTAATACTCCTGAATTAAAAGAAAAATTTATAAGAAATAATCAAACTCAATATAAATAATATATGATATATTTTGAATTAAAAAATAAAATTGCTACTCCTGAAAGTCCTGAAGTTTTTACTTTTAAAGTAGAATTAGATCCTAAGTTACAAAACATTTTAAAAGAACATTTAATTATTAAGTTTTGCACTATTGGAAAAAACAACCCAGAAGGATGGGAAACTAAAATTACCCCAGGATGTTGGAGTGAATGGAATGGAGGAGGTAATAGTAGATGGGACATTATTATTATGGATAATAATCGAAATATTTTATTTACTAGAGAATATAATTCTCTTTATGATGGTAGTGATTTAGACAAAGCATTTAATTTATATTGTAAAATAAATAAACAAACAAAAGGAATAGTGATAGGATCCCATGATGGCCTTTTTGGACACTGGGTACAATCAGTAAGAGATAATGAAACAGAATGTTTAATTATTGAAGGATCAACCCCCCAATTTATAAAACTAACTGAAAATTATAATAAATATAAAAATTGTACATTAATAAATGAAATTGTTACTGTAAAAGGAGGTCCTGTAGAATGGCATACTGGGGGTGAAGGGTTTACTGATTCAATACATAAGGATGTTAATTTAAAGTTTTTAAAAGATGAAGAAATTAAAACAGAAATAAAAAATAGTATTTCTATAAATGATTTAATTGAAAAACATAATTATCAAAATTATGATTGGCTTCATACAGATATTGAAGGATATGATGCTGAATTAATTATGGGATTAAAATATTTACCTAAATTTATAATTTTTGAAAACGAACATTCTAAAACATTAGGAACTTATATACATGTTAAAAAATATTTAGAACATTTAAATTATAATGTTATTGAAATAGGTATTGACACATTAGCAGTAAAACAATGATAGTATTTGATAAATTTATAGAAAACCAAAAGGGAATTCAATTTAGTTCTTTAGAATCCCAAGAAATTGTTATTAAAATAATAGATGGATATACTGAACTTTGTTCATATGAAAGAAAAATGGATGTTATTCCAAATATAAACTATTATTTTTTTCATCCTGTTGATGTATATCACAGACGGTTTGAAATTTGGGATAATTTAGAACAAAATTTATTATTAAAAATAGATACAACTAAATTAGAAAATGTAAATTTAAAAAATGAAGATAAATTTAATAAAATAAACAAATTTGGTAAAATATATAATATAAAAGATTCTAGTGTAGGTTTACCTTTATATGAAATATTTGTTACAAAAATATATGATAAATTTTTTAAAGTAGAAGAAGGAGATACTGTTGTAGATATTGGAGGAAATATAGGTTTATTTTCATATTATGCTTTATGTAAAGGAGCTTCTAAAGTTTATTGTTTTGAACCATCTCCAAAAACCTGTAATATAATAAAATCTAATTTTAATTTTAATAATCTTATTATTGAAGAAGCTGCTGTTTCATCACAAGATGGTTATGTTGATTTTTTTGAATCTAATTCAAATTCAATTGGCTCTTCTATATTTTCGACCCCACACCCATCAACCCCAGAAAAGGTTGAGAAAATAACTTGTAAATCTATTAATTTTAATAACTATATAGAAACAAATAATATAGAAAAAATTGATTATTTTAAAATAGATTGTGAAGGTGCTGAATATGAAATTATTAAAAGTTTAGATGAACAATATCTTACCAATAATATAAATAAAATTTGTTTAGAATATCATTTTAATACTGATGGTAAAATAAATACTATTTTAAATAAATTAAAAAAATGTAATTTTAATATTAATTTTGAATTTGGAGATTATCAAATTAATGATGAATTAGGAATAATATACGCTTATAAATAAAAATAAAATATGAAAAATAAACAATTTAATCTACAAGAATTTTTAGCCCCTTATGTGTCTTCTTTAGAAATCTCAGGCTTACCTCGTTTAAAATATTATGAGTATGTGATTGAAAAATTAGTTGCCTTAAATCGTCCTATCACTATAGTAGAAACAGGTACTATGTGGTCTAGTGTTGAAGGCAACATGGGTGCTTTTACTTATGTTTTTGGGGACTTAATTAAAAACTATACAGGAGGCAAATTAATTACTGTAGATATTTCCGAAGAATCTATAAATAATTGTAAAGAAACTACTAAAGAATTCTCAGAGGTTATTGAATATGTTGTTTCGGATTCTGTTACTTATTTAGAATCTTTAAGTGATGAAGAAGTTCAACAGATAGACTTTATTTACTTTGATTCATTTGATCTTTCAGTACCTGATCCTATCCCTTCACAATTACACCATTACAGAGAATTAGCTGCTGTATACAAACGTTTAAAACATGATGTTTATTTGGCCGTTGATGATAACTTTTTACCTGGTGGATGGATTGAATGGTTCATTTTTGCTGACGATGGAAGTCGAAATATAGTTGGTCAAACAAGGTATGATGTTGGACATTTTCGAGTTTTAGGTAAAGGAACATTAATTGATTGTTTTTTAATGGATAATGGTTGGAAACGTAATGATGAAATATTAAATTTAGGTCACCACTATAGTTATATTTTAGGTTATGAAAGAATTTAATGAGGTAAAATATATCTTAGACCAATTTTATCAAAATCATAACACATATAAACTAATTTCACCAAACACATTCTCACCCTCCTCAGTATATAATAATGCTGAGGGGTTAGGAGATGCTATTATACTAACATCAATTCTTCCTTACTTAAAAGTAAGTAATAAACTTTTAAATGAAATAGGTGAAAAATATATTAATAGAAAAAATCTAACAAATGATTCAAATTTTTGTGTAACAGAATTAGCACAAAATGATTGGGGAGGTGGGCATGCTATTCAACGATTTCAAAAATCATTAGGACTACCTGTAGAAATTAAACCCAAAGGAAAAATTAATTATAATCCTAGTTTAAAAGAAAAAAATAAAGTTTTTATACATTTACAAAATAATACTGATTGGAAACGTACAATACCTAACAGTTTAGATATAGAGCAAATAAAAATAATATATGATTTTTTTAAGATTAATACTCACTTTACTCCTTATTATTATAATAATGATTTAACTATAAATGAAATGATAGAAGTAATGGAAACTTGCGAGTATTTTTTAGGTATAGATAGTGGTCCAATGCATGTTGCTGCTGCTTTAGATTTAAAATCTGTTATTATTATAAACGATCCTAATCAGTTAGTATATTTGCCTAAAATAAAAGAATGTGAATTACCTAATTCTGAGTGGTTATACCCACAAAATATTCATTTAAATAGAAGTGGAAAAACAGAATTAATTCCATATTTTACACTGCAAACTTTAATAAGTGCTTTTAAAGGAGATATTTATCCTTATTTTACTGACTTATATTTAAATATCTTTATATGAAAAATAAACCAAAAATTTATGTCCATAGTTCTTATATAGGAACAACAGGTTACAACCAACATACTAGAGATTTTTTTAGAGAAGTATCTAAACATTTACAACTAAAAATCAGAAACTTTACTGTTGGAAAAACTTGGGAAGGTTATAATGAAACTCCTCATGATAATGAACCTTATATAAATGAAATAGATAAGTCTATTTTATATGAACAAATACTTTGGAATAATGATGGAGGAAGAGATAACCATAAAATTTATCCTTCATCTAATAAAGAATTTTTACATGATTTAAATATAGTTTTATGTGAAACAGACCATCATTTATTTTATGATAAATACAATGGTCCAAAAATAGCATATAATGTTTGGGAAACAACAAAACAACCTGAAGAATTTTTTAATAAATTAAAAGAATTTGATGAATTATGGGTTCCATCAAAATGGCAAAAAGAAGTAACAGTAAAACAAGGATATGATCCTAACAAAATTAAAGTAGTTCCTGAAGGTGTAGACACCAATACATTCTACCCAGAAGAAACAACTCATGAATTAACATCAGATGGTAGATTTAAATTCTTTTTAGCAGGTAGATGGGATTATAGAAAATCAACTAAAGAAATTATTGAAACATTTTTAAATACTTTTACAAATGATGAACCTGTTGATTTAATTGTTTCTATAGATAATCCATTTTCAGGTGATGGATTAGAGACAACTGAAAATAGATTAAAATATTATAATTTAGATGATGAACGAATTAAAATAGTTCATTTTCCTGTAAGAGAAGATTATATTAAAATATTAAAATCATGTAATGTATTTTTATCTTGTGCTCGTTCTGAAGGTTGGAATTTACCTTTAATTGAGGCAATGGCTTGTGGTATACCTTCAATTTACTCTAACTGTTCAGGCCAGCTTGAATTTGCTGAAGGAAAAGGAATACCAGTAAATATTTTAGGAGAAAAACCAGCAGATGATTCTTCATACAATCATTTTAATGGTTATACAGGTAATTATTATGAACCAGATTTTAATCATTTACAATTAATGATGATGTATTCTTATATGAAGTATGATGAGTGTAAGAAAAAAGCATTAAAAGAGTCAGAAGAAATTAGACATAAATTTAGTTGGGAAAAAGTAGGAGAAATTGGTTATAAAACTATATTAAATTTTTATGAAAAAAATAAAGATAAAAACTCCCAATTAAAAAATGAAATAAAAATTGATTATATTGATGGTCCAAAAGTAGAAATAGTAGGAAACAAATTAGAACAATATCATGTTGAATTTTTAGATGAAAAAAATAATGTTATCTATGAAGACACTATTACAAATAACATGTGGACTAAATGTTCTAGAAAATATTATACTAAATGGAAAATTAAAGTTAACGGAAATATAATAGATGAACTTAATCTAAATAATAAACGAGCATTAATAAGTTTAGAATCAAGATCAATAGGTGATACAATAGCATGGACACCGTATGCTGTTGATTTTGCTAAAAAACATAATTGTAAAGTTATTTTAAGTACATTCCATAATTATTGGTTTAAAGAAAAAGAAGAATATAAAGATATTGAATTTATTGAACCAGGAACATCTACCCTTTGTGATGTTGTTTATCGAATAGGATGGTTTAAAGGAGATTCTGGTAAATGGGACCAATTTGATTTATATCCTAATTACCCACAAACCCAACCTTTACAAAAAACAGCCTCAGACATTCTAGGTTTAGAATTTAAAGAATTAAATTATGGTATTAATTTTACCTCTAAATCAAAACCTTCTAAAATTGATTATATAGTTATTGCCCCTGAATCAACTTCAGGTTGTAAAGAATGGCCTTATGATAGTTGGGTTGTATTATCTAAAATGTTACGTGAATTAGGATATACTGTAGTAACTCTTACAAATAAATCTTACAATATAAAAGGTAATTTAAATATTAATGGTAAAACATTAAATGAATCTATTAATGTTTTATACAATGCTAAATTTTTAATTGGTTTAAGCTCAGGATTATCTTGGATTAATTGGGCTTTAGGAAAACAAACAGTAATGATAAGTGGTTTTTCTCAAAAAGATCATGAATTTCAATCTAATAACATAAGAATTCAAAATGAATATGCTTGTAATTCATGTTGGCAAAACACAAACTTTATTTTCGATCCAGGAAATTGGGATTGGTGTCCTATTTGGGAAGGAACAGATAAACAACATATTTGTGAAAAATCAATCTCACCTTTAACAGTATTTAACTCACTACCTTTATGATAAATTTAGAAAATTTTAATTGGGGTCCTACCTCAGAATGGTATAAAGACCAAATTACTAAAGAAATGTTTATAGAAAACATTTATGAAAAATGCTTTCCTGTTGAAGAAGGAGACATAATAGTAGACTTTGGTGCTTCTATTGGAGATTTTATTTGGTCTATTAAAAATAAAAATCCAAAACATTGTTTTGTTATTGAACCTTTAGATTCTTATTTCGATATATTACAAGAAAATTTATTAGGTTATCCTGTTTCTTTTACTAAAGCTTTTCTTAGTCAAGAAGAAACAACAAAAGTAGATTGGGATGGGTTAACAAGTGAATGTAGAAGTTTAACTTTTAAACAATTTATAAAAGAAAATAATCTTAAACATATTGATTTTTTAAAAACAGATTGTGAAGGAGGTGAATATAGTATTTTTACAGAAGAAAACCTAGACTACATTATTAATCACGTCAAAAAAATTTCAGGTGAATGGCATTTAAGTACTCCTGAATTAAAACAACAATTTAGAAATTTTAGAGACAATTATTTATCTAAGTTTAATAATTTTGAAGTTTATTCTGTTGATGGAATTGATATTAAGTGGGATTTATGGAATGAACATTTTTTAGAATATTATAATGAGGTATTAATTTACATAGATAACCGTTAATTTCTTCAAAAACTATAATATTTATTATAAATGGCACTTAAAACCCTTTCATCCACAGGTATAGCTAATAATAATCCTATCTTACCAGGACAAGTAACCCAATCCGTTGATGCTTTTACAGGAGTCGAAGGTTATGCTATTACAGTATCTGGTTCATTTACATTTACAGGAGCAACCACAGGTAGTGGTGTTTTTAGTAATGCTGTTACTGCTGTTACTTCTACTAATGCTTCAAAATTAAATCCTACATTAAACGATTCTACAAATCTAGAATATAATGTATTATTTGCTGGTACATCAAGTGCTACTTATGAACAGATTTTTAAAGAAGATGGAAATGTAATGACATATAATCCATCAACGGATTTATTAACTGTTACTTCATCATATGCCGTTTCTTCTTCTAGAGCAATTTCATCATCATATTCAGATAATGCTACTGTTAGTCAAGTAAATACTCAACAATATTATAATGGAGTAAGTGTTGTTAATGGTGATTTTAAATTTGTTGCTGGTGTAGCTGCTATGAGTAATAGTTCTGCTACAAGTAGTATATTTACTAATTTAGCGGGTAAAACCTTAGGAACAAATGCTTGGATTAATGCTAATTTTTATGGTGCGGTTTCAACAAATGAAGGAATAACAGTAACTAGTATTTCTTCAAGTGGTGAAGTGTTATTTGAATGTGCTCCCCCATCAAACATAAATAATACTATTATATTTACAGGAATTTATATATAAAAAATAACATATGGAAAATAAAGTTTTAACACAAGAAGAGTTACAATCATTAAAAAAACTTCAAGAAACAAGAAACCAATTAGTTTCGGATTTTGGTTTTACAGAAATTCAAATCCAAGAACTAGAATTACAAAAAGATACACTTGTTAAGTCTTTAGAAGAATTAAAACAAGAAGAGTATCGCTTAGGTAACGAAATACAAAATAAATACGGTAGAGTTCAAGTTAATTTAGACAGTGGAGAAATCACTCCCCTAGATTAATTTTGATTTTTTCTGCCATATTTATTATGGAATAAAATTAAATTAATTTAAAAAAACATGGCAGAAACATTAATATCTCCTGGCGTATTAGCAAGAGAAAACGATCAATCCTTTATTTCCCAACAACCTGTAACCGTTGGGGCTGCTATTATTGGTCCTACTGTAAAAGGTCCTGTAGAAGTTCCTACAATTGTTACCTCTTACAGTGATTACCAAAATAGATTTGGTACTACATTTTTGAGTGGTAGCCAAATTTATACTTATTTCACTTCTATAGCAGCTTATAACTATTTTAATAACGGTGGTGAAACAATGTTGGTAGCAAGAGTAGCAAGCGGTTCATGGACTGAAGCTTCTTCTTCTATTGTTAATAGCACTTTAGCAACAACTGCTTCTTTTGATACTACTTTAACGGCAGTATCTGAAAGCTGTGATTTGAACGAATCTGGATCTCTTACTATAAATGGTATTACTTTATTATTTACTAGCTCTATTGGATATAGTGCTGGTATGAACACTTCTACTACTATTTTCATTGATACAGGATCATTTAACGCTCAAGCTGTTGCTGACTACGCTGCTACAGGATCTGCTATTTTTAACGTTAGTAAATCAATTTCTCC